GTCTGGATTATCCCAACTGGCCTTGACCAGCCTGAACTAGCGGGTGTTGGTCGTGAGCAGCCGAGATTGGAGACGGTGTGGCCTGATCATGCGGGGTCGTTCGTTGATGGTGTTAGGGATTGGGCTAGGGAGTTTCTTGATGTTGAGTTGATGGCGTGGCAGTGTCATGCGCTTGAGGGTCAGTTGTTGTATGACGATGTTGGCGATCTTTGTAACCGTGTGAGCCTTGTTTCGACTGCGCGTCAGAACGGTAAGACGATTGCGCTTGCAGCGCTGGTGGGTTGGTGGCTAACTGAGATGCCTAAAATTCGTGACAGTAAACAGACGGTGTTGACGACCGCGCACCGACTCGACTTATCAGTGATGCTCTACGATTTGGTCGCACCAGTGTTAAAGAAAAGGTTTAATGCCTATCTGATGTCGTCGTATGGGCGTAACGCGGCGACGATGCCTGATGGGTCTAAATGGTTTGTTAGGGCTGCAAACAATTCGGTTGGTCACGGAATGTCAGCCGATCTGATCGTTGCCGACGAGATGTGGGATATTGCTCGCGATGTTATTGACGGCGGTTTACTACCAGCCCAGCGTGCACGCAAATCACCATTGTTATCGCTCTGGTCTACTGCCGGCACTGAAGCGTCAACCGCGATGCTTAAATGGCGTGAGCAAGGTTTGCGATCTATTGACACTGGTAAACATTCGTCGTTCTATTTTGCGGAATGGTCGCCGCCACCAGACATGTCACCGCTTGACCCTGCGTCATGGCGTTGGGCAAACCCTGCGCTAGGACAAACATTAGAACTTAAAACGATTGAGGCTGAGTCTGAAAACCCTGATCGTGCATCATTTTTGCGCGCCAGTTGTAACTTGTGGGTTGCGTCAGATAAAGCATGGATACAGCCGGGTGTTTGGCCACAGTTGCATTACACCGACCCGATACCGGCAGGCGGCACAGTCGCCATCGAATGTGCGTTAGACGACTCACGATATTTTGGTGTCAGATGTGTTGTGCTACCTGATCATCGCACCGTTGCCACAGTCGAGTTTGTAGTCGACACTTACGAGCAGTTACTAGCGGAAGTTGATCGTCTATGTGCCGGCACAGCATCAGTCAGGTTTGCGATCACACCGACAATAGATTTGCACTGGCCCGTCGCGTTAGAACGCAAACGCATTGTCGTTGGCTACGGCGAAATACTTAAATTTACGCCACGAATTAAATCTATGATTGGCGAAAAATTGTTGCTACACACAGGCGAAGCAATGCTGGCAGAACATGTGCAACGCGCCGTCGCGGTCAGATCACAAAACAGCATCGCACTATCCAGCCAAAGATCACCCGGCCCAATCGAGTTAGCACGCTGCATGGTTTGGGCTGCCGCGCTCGCCAGTCGACCTACATCGTCAGGCAAACCTATGATCGTTGTGGCGACACGCTAAGGTATTTGCGGGCGACCGTTGAATCCTTACTTTCTCGGTTACGGTTTGGCGGTCGCCTATACACAACGGCGCTGGCGTTTAGTGGCATACTTTGACCATGCCGTTATTTAACCGTCAAGTTAGCAAGGCTGCTATTTCACCTGCACCATCTAAAGCGGCTGCCGCTGGCGGTTACGGTGGCGCTAATTCTGTAGGCCGCTTTTACCAATATGTTGAGGGCACTGCCAGAAACAATGCGATCAGCGTGCCAACAATATCGCGCTCAAGAGACTTGATGGCAAGTGTTATCGGTTGCATGAATTTGCAAATGTATAACGAGATGTGGAACGGCTCAGAAATGGAGAAAGTTTACATTGCGCCGCGTTCATGGCTGCGTCGAATATCGCCAAGCGTTACAAACAATTTTCTACTTTCATGGTTATTTGATGACTTATTTTTTTACGGCGCTGCGTACCTGTTCGTCACCAGTCGTACTGCTGACGGATATCCAGCATCATTTGATCGGCTACCTTTTGCAAATGTGACGCGACGCGATCAGTCAGGCCCAGTGTTTTTTGGGCCGTCTAACGAACTCTATTTTGCTGGCGAAAAACTTGACTCAGCAAATGTCGTACAATTTTTGTCGCCGATACAAGGCATTGTGTATCAGTCAGCGCAAGCGGTGTCGACTGCGTTAAAACTTGAGGCGGCACGCTTTCGCAATTCATCGTCTGCGATACCGGCAGGCATTTTGCGTCAGACAGGCGGCGAGCCTTTAAGCGGTCAAGAGTTGGCTGATCTTGCAGCATCATTTAATGTCGCGCGCGAAACAAACCAGACTGCAGCGCTAAACGAATTTGTTACCTACACCGAAACACTGACAAGCCCAGACAAAATGTTGTTAATTGACTCGTCAGAATTTCAGGCAATGGAAATGGCCAGACTTTGCAACATTCCGCCATACCTTGCAGGCATCAGCGTCGGGTCGTATTCGTATCAGTCGAGTAGTGAAAGTCGTGCCGATCTTTGGACATTTGGTGTACGCGCATACGCTGACTGCATCGCACAAACTTTGAGCATGAACAATGTTTTGCCAAACGGCACATATGTCGAATTTGATGTAGAGGATTATTTATCAGGTGATTACACAATGCAAGAGGAGATGTCACAAATGAACGACCAAAATAATATAGGCTCAGACTTATGATCAGACTAACCCCACAGCAGATCACGGTTGACGCGGCAGCAGCAGACGGCGTACAGCGTCGCACCATTTCAGGTGTGGCAGTTGAGTACGGCGTCACCGCGACAGTCTCAGACGGCACACAAGTCCAATTTCTGCCCGGCTCGCTAACGACCGCTGGTCGCAAACCCAAACTATATATGCAACACCAATCAGACCAAATAATCGGTCAAATAATCGAGCGTCAAGAAGTTGGAAATGCAATGATGTTCGTTGCAAAAGTAAGCGCTACAAGGCTTGGCGACGAAGCGCTGGTATTAGCCAGCGACGGCACGATCAGCGAAGTGTCGGTTGGTGTCGCGCCAACAAAGTTTAAGTTTAACGATGAAGGCGTCATGCTAATTGAGGCTGCCGACTGGCTCGAATTGTCGCTAGTCAGCCAGCCAGCGTTTGCAGGGTCGGTCATTACACAAGTCGCAGCGAGTATCCCACAAGAAGTGCCACAAATAGAGTTAAATACAGATATACCTACACAGGAGATAATTATGAGCGAAGCAACAGCACCAGTCACAGCAGCAGTAAGCGCACCAGAAGTTATTACGCCGACACCGCTTTACGCAGAAGCAAAGCGTGAGCCGCGTCTAATTTCGCGTTGGGAATACATGGCCGCATTTTACGAAGGTGGCGCAAACTGGAAAAAAGCGCAACAGAACTTTGTTGACTATCGCAACTGGCACAAATCGCCACTCGAAGCAGCAGCAGGCGACGAGTTTTTGACATCAGTACCCGGCTTGCTCACAAAAGTTGAACTCGGGCCAGTATTTCAAGACATCAACTTTATGCGACCAGTTGTATCTGCACTTGGCGCACGCGCAATGCCGTCAACACCAGCGTCAACATTCAACCGACCAACAATTACGACACACACTTCGGCTGCAGCGCAGACAGAAGGTTCGTCATTATCGGCAACAACAATGGTGATCGCAAACAATACCGTCACAAAGAAAACTTTTGGTGCGACGCAAAATATCAGTTACCAGACAATTGACTTCACAGACCCAGCCGCATTGCAGATCGTCATTAACGACATGCTTGGCGAATACATGATCGCAACCGACAACGAAGCAGCAGACAACTTGTTGACTGCAGCAACATCGGCTGGCGTATGGGATTTGACAATCGCAGACTTGTTCACCAGCATCTATGACGCAGCAGCCGTAACACTTGGCGCTTGTAACATGTTGCCAACACACATGTTTGTCGACCCTGCAACATGGGCTTTGATGATGAAGTTGCCAGACTCAACAGGCCGACCAGTGTTCGCTAATTACGGTGGGCCGGGCTTGCAAGGTGTCAACTCGGTTGGTATCGGCAACGCCGCATCACTTGGCGCAGCAAACGACAACAACTACGGGCCACTAGGACTCAAATTAGTTGTTGACAATAACTTCGCAGCAAAAACAATGGTCATCATGAAAGACATTGGCTTTGAAATTTACGAAGCACAACAAGGCATCTTGAGCATTGACGCGCCAGCAACTTTGACCCGTGCAGTATCCACATACGGTTACTTCTGCACATTCAAGGCAAACGGAGACATGATCCAAAAGATCACACAGGCCTAGTCGAAAGGCGGCCTAACCGCCATGACTACCTACAACACATACAGCAAACAACTAATCTCTAACTACGCGTGCATTGCCACGCTCGAGCCAACAGAAATAGTTGTCGGCCAGTCAATAACGGTGGCAGCGTTGGGTTCGCCATTTAACGGTACTTTCACCGTTCTTGACTTGCCACAACATGAGTTCACTGGCATTGACTCGACTACTGGCGAATGGTTATTTGATGTCAATGTTGCGCGACCTAACCAAATTTTGTATGCGTGCACTGGCAGCAATGTTGAATATGTGATTGCGCTCGCAGGCACAGTGGCTTACACGCAAGTATGTTCTTGGATTACGGCAGCACAAATTCTTACATGGCTTGGCATTGCTACGGCAACGGCTGATGACACAACATTTGTTACACAGTGCGCCAGCGCTGCAAACGCGTTCTGTTATCGTCGCCGTCAAGAAGTCGGATACTTTGACTCGCTGACAACTTCGCCTAGCGGCGATGTCACACTTGCAACAATCATGTATGGTGGCGCGTTGTATCGTCAGCGCGGCGGCATCAGCGACTTTGCATCATTTGATGGCATGTCGGCTGGCTCAACTAACGGACTATCACCGATCGTCAAACAGTTGTTAGGTGTTGACCGACCACAGGTCGCATAATGGCTGCACAGGCATACACCGATCTATTTAACACGGCGATCAACACACTTGCCACGACACTGAACGCCGTGTCAGGTTTAGTTTGTGTCACCGACCCGCGCAACATTCAAGCGCCCTGCATTCTGCTTGACGCAATGTCGTTCACTGCGTTCAACTCAAACATTGTTGACATGGCAATCCCGGTCATGGTTATTTCGTTAGGGCCGTCTAACGCTGATGCCTACCGTAACTGTCTTAATGTCGCAGCGAAAGTTCTAGGCGCTGGCGTAGCCGTCACTGGCGGCAACCCGACAACACTGACCGTTGGCGGTGTCGATTATCCAGCGTTGGCGTTAACAATACAAATGAAAGCGAGCACGACATGACCGATTACCTTGTGACCAGCAACAGGCTTAACGGCCACAGTCGAGGCGACATTATTAAAGCAGCCGATCTAGGCGACCTGACTACTGACATATTGTTTCTGATTGAGTCTGGACACCTATCACCACTAAAGGCTACGAAATCTGCTAAACCTATAACCACAGAGCAACAGGAGTAACACATGTCTACGAGCGTATATCTATCAAATCCGAGCGTGAGTATTAACTCGGTTGACTTACAAGATCAGTGCACATCGGCAGTCGTGAATTATGTTTACGAGCAGTTAGAAACAACTTCGTTCGGTGACACTGCACGCAAGTTTGGTGGCTCAGCCGTAACATCGCTACAAAACAACACAATCGAAGTAACGCTTTACCAGTCGTACGCGGCATCAGAAACCGAAGCAACGATCTATGGTTTGGTAGGCATTGTGACGACGCTTGTTGTCAAACCGTCATCGGCTGCAGTTAGTGCAAGTAACCCTAGTTACACATTGACAGGCGCGTACCTATCGGTACACACACCGCACAACGCATCGCTAGGCGAACTATCAGAACTCACGCTCACATTCAGTGGCGGCGTTTTAACTAAAGCAGTCGCGTGATCACGCGGCTTTGGCCGCTGAGAACGAAACAAAACAAGCCGCGCTTACAAGCGCCGTACCGAGAGGAATAAATGAAAGTCAAATTATCCGTAGACCTACACAACGGCACACCGCCAATCGAATTGACAACGAACATGTATGTCGTATGTGAATGGGAAAAGTTAGAAAACCGTAAAGTATCCGACGGCAAAGGCATCGGCTATTCCGATCTATGTTGTTGGGCATATTTGATTTTGCAGGTTCGAGGCGACTCGCTACCGGCATCGTGGCGACAATGGGTTAAAGCAAATCCTGATATGGAAGTTGCAGCGATTGACGAGACAAACCCAAACCCTACGGCGTTGGCAGTTACCGAAGGCAATTAGCAGAGATGCTTTGCTCTATAGGATATTGGCCAACGCAGATTGAATTTGACTACCGCGATTTGGCGACTGTTGCAACAATTCTTGAGAAGCGAAACAAGTAATGTCTGCCAAAGTTGATATCAGTGTTGTTGGTGTAAAGGACACGATTAACCAGTTGCGTAAACTTGACCCAGAGTTGCAGAAACAATTTAAGGCTGATGCAACAGCGATTGCTCAGCCAGCGCTGAACGCAGCAAAGGCGGTTTATACACAAGTGCCGTTGTCTGGTATGTCGAGAGATTGGAAACAAAAGAAAGACGGCAGAAAGATTAAAGGCTTTGATGTTGCCAAAGCAAAGAGCGGTGTGCAGATGAAATTTGATACACGGCGTAACGCGGTCGGTGTCATTTTGATTATTCAGAAAGATCAGGCTGCCGCAATCTTTGAGACTGCTGGCCGTAAGAACACAAACAGTTTGAGCCGTAATCTTGACCCGGTGTCGGCTGGTCGCACTCGACTTATCGGGCCTGCGGTTTATCGTTCGCGTCGTGGCATTGAGGCTGCAATGAAATCTACGATCGCGGCAGCGGCGCGCACAGTTGAGCGAGGTATTTGATGGCTTTATCTATTCCGATTATTTCTGAGTTTGATGGCAAAGGTATTGACAAAGCGATCAAAGAGTTTAAGCAGTTAGAGACTGCTGGCGAAAAAGCGCACTTTCTTATTAAGAAGGCTGCGATACCTGCGGCGGCTGCGCTGGCTGGTGTTACTGCTGCACTCACTTTGTCGGTCAAGGCTGCAATGGAAGATGAGTTAGCGCAAGCGAAATTGGCGCAAACTTTAGAGAACACGGTCGGCGCTACTGAGGCACAGGTCAAGGCGACTGAGGACATGATCTCAGCCATGTCGAGGGCGACTGGTACGGCTGATGACGAGTTACGGCCAGCGTTTGCGGCGCTTGTGTTGGGTTCGCATGATGTCGGCAAAGCAACTGCAGCGTTAGCGATTGCTCAAGATGTTGCTACGAGCACAGGCAAATCTCTTGCGGAAGTAAGCGAGGCAATGAGCAAGGGTTTCGGCGGAAGCATGAAAGGTCTACAAGCCTTGTCACCTGAATTAAAGGTGATGATTAAGGAAGGCGCGTCACTTGACACGGTGATGTCAATTTTGGCTGACAACTTTGGTGGCGCAACAGCCAAAGCGGCTGGCACTGCAGCAGGTCAATTCAAGATAATGAAAAACAGTATTAACGAAACAAAAGAAAGCATCGGTGCAGCACTACTACCAGTCGTGCAAGCCGTGTTGCCAGTGTTGCAGAAGTTTGCTGATTGGGCACAAAATAATCCGAAAGCATTTTTAGCAATCGCTGGCGCTATCACAGGCATATCGGTTGCAATCATGGCAGTCAATTTTGCTATGGCATTAAACCCATTCACTGCGATCGCTGCAGGTATCGCCGCGCTAGTCGTCGGCATCATTTATGCGTACAACAAATTTGAGACATTCCGCGACATCGTAAACAATGTGATCAACGGCGTTGTCGCAGCATTCGAGTTCATGGCGAACTCATACATCAAAGCAATCAACCTGATTATCACAGGGCTAAATTTGTTAAGCCCGTTCAGCGACATCGGCAAACTGCCGTCAATCTCGTTGGGGCGTGTCGGTGGCGGTGGCAGTGACAGCAACGCAGCCGCATACACAGGCGACAAGAATTTGGGTGTCAGTATTCCTGCCGCACCGGGTTTTAGTGCGCCAGTGATGCCTGCACCTAGCGCACCTTTAACTGGCGGCGGGTCGTCTGGCGGCGGTGGTGGCGGGTCGTCTGGTGGTGGCGCTGGCGGCGGCAACCTGTTTAGCCCTGCTGGTGGTGGCACCGTAAACGCGTTAACAACTTTCGGCAACGCTGAACGCATCGCAGCCAGAGGTGACACGATCACAGTCAATGTAAACGGCGGGATATCAACAGGGCCACAAATCGGTCAAGCCGTCTACAACGCGCTACTAAACTACAAACAGGTTTACGGCCCACTCGCCGCGCTGGCCGAGTAATGGCTGCGACGCTAGTAACTGGCGGAAGTTACCTACTCGAATTAGGCACAGGCTTTGACGCTGAAGCGTTCGTGCTAGATCAAAGCGCGTTAAACGGGCCACAAGTCTTAAACGGCAACGGCGAGGACTTTCAAGACATCACAACATTTGCAAACAACATTTATATTACGCGCGGCCGTAAACAGGTAGTTGACGCGTTCGGTGCAGGGCAAATGGTTGTGTCGATGCAACAAACAAACAACGATCGTGCGTTAGACCCGTTCAACACTTCGTCAATTTATTACAACACATCTACCGATCAGCCAGGTTTAGGGCCGTTACGACCGATCAGGTTGAGTCGTGATGGCGAATATCTGTTTGTTGGCAAAGTTGTTTCGTATGCACAACAATATGTGTTGGGGGGTCAGACTCAATACACGGTGTCATGCGCCGATGACATTTACACGCTCGCACAGGCCGCGCTACCAGAGACAGTCACGGTTGAGCAGACTTCTAGTGCTCGACTGACGGCAATGTTGGCACTTATTCCGTATACGGGCACGACTGATATTACTGCGTCACCAGTGGCGACGCTTGGCGCGTTCACGATTACAGAGTCTGCGAACGCTAACCAGTATGCAAACCGTATTCAAGACGCTGAGCAGGGTCGCATTTTTGTTGACCGTGAAGGCACGCTTGTATTTCAAAATCGCATCGGTGAAACACTGGTGCCGACAACTGTTGAGTTCAGCGATGTTGGCGCTAACACAAAATATGATGTGCTCGGTGTTGAATTTGATCAGCAGGCCGTCATTAATTCTGCGACCGTAGAGATTGAGTCTGGTGGCGCACCGCAAACGGCGACCGACGCGGCATCTATATCAGAATACTTTGTGCAGTCGCAGTCAATTCTTGACAGTCTGCTATCAAGCAATGCACAGGCTTTGACGCTGGCCGACTATCTGTTAGACCCAATACCGACACCGCGCTTTACTTCTATGTCGAGCACATTCGCTGCGTTGACCGACCCGCAGAAAGACGCGTTGGCGATCATAGATATTGGTGACAGCGTGTCTTTAACTAAGTCGTTTACCAGTGGCACACCGTTGTCGGTGACGCAGGCGCTGGCAGTTGAAGGTGTTGACCATGACATAAATGTGGCATCAGGTCACAGGGTCACGGTTTACACCAGCAACACGATCGTGCTAAATGCGTTTATTTTAGACTCGATCACATATGGCACACTTTCAACAAATAATGCGCTAAATTAGGGAGAACTATGGCTAAGCAAACTTTCGTCGCTGACACAATTTTGACGGCGGCGCAAATGAACGCGTTACAAAGCAACGACTACAACCAGACGGTTAATACTTCCACGACTAGTTATGTTTTAGTCGCTACAGATGCCGGCACGCGTCGAGTCATGAACTCTGCAAGTAGCACGACGATCACCGTGAATACAAGTTTGTTTAGCGCGGGTGACACTTTGTTTATACAAAATATCGGTGCTGGTACTTGTACGGTGACTCCCGGTACTGCGACTGTTTCTAGTACCAGTAGTTTGGCACTTGCCCAATATGGTGGCGGTACTTTGTATTTTACTAGTGCGGGTGTGTCAATTTTTTTTTTAGCGGGTAGCGCTGCAAGTACGACTGTAAACATAGATTATTTAGTTGTCGCGGGTGGCGGCGGTGCAGGTAATTCCTATGGTGGCGGTGCGGGCGCGGGCGGTTTGTTTTGTTCGGTAACTAATTCAGGTAACGCAAAACCTGCGATGCCGCCATTAGCAATCACGAAGTCAACGAATTATGTTGTGACAGTTGGTGCGGGCGGTACGGGTGTTACATCAGGTGTGGCGACTAGTGGTAGTGATAGCAATTTTGCTTCTCTTATTGCTGCAGGTGGTGGTCGAGGTGGTAATGGTAATACAGGTCTTATTCCGTTGGCGGGCGGTTCGGGTGGCGGTGTGCAAGATAGCGCGATTGTTGTTCAAGGTATCGGTATGGGTGGTCAAGGTTTCGCGGGTGCTGCGTCAGGTGCTGGTCGTGGTTCGGGTGGTGGCGGTTCAGGTTCGCTCGGTTTAACAGGATCGTCTGGTACGGGCGGTGCGGGCGGTGCGGGTACAGCCAGTTCAATCACAGGTAGTTCGGTAACTTACGCAGGCGGTGGCGGTGGCGGTGCAGGCACTACTGGCGGTGCTGGCGGTACGGGCGGTGGCGGTACGGGCGGCGGTGCATCGGCGGCAACAAACGGCACAGCAAATCTTGGCGGCGGTGGTGGCGGTGGACGAGTTGCAGACAAAGGCGGCGATGGCGGTTCGGGCGTGGTTATTTTAAGTTATCCAACATTGTCAGCGACAATAACTATCGGCGCAGGATTAACAGGAACAACCACAACCAGCGGCTTAAACACAATCGCAACAATTACCGCCGGCACAGGCAATGTGAGTTGGGCATAATGGCTACCTACTGGGCTGAACTTGACACAAACAATGTAGTTACACAAGTTATTACAGGCGTTGACGAAACAACTATCGAAGGCATACCAACAGGCGACTGGTACAGCAATTTCACAGGCGTACCTTGCGTGCAAACCTATATGGACAATCCTGACAAAGTTTATGCTGGTATCGGTTACACATATGATGAGGCAACACAAGATTTCACAGCACCAATACAGCCTGAGCCTGAGCCAGTCGAGTGATAATGCGATGCGTTATTGGATATTTGCTGTAGCACTAATGATTACAGCATGTGAAAGCACACGCAGCAACACGGTCACAACTAAAACACGCACAAAAAACACGGCAATAACAAAATGCTATGTAGCCGATCGTTGCGAAGTAAACCCGTGATGCGACACAGATACACGCCAGACGAATTACATGCACGCATGATCGTCACAGTCGGCATACTCTTAGCAATCGTATTTAGCACCATCGTTCTAGGCATGACCTACGGCTTACTGTTTGTTAGCCAGCCTGAGAAACAAGCACCAAACGATGCAGCGTTCATAGACTTAATGTCAACAATCGTCGTATTTCTGACTGGCACACTTTCAGGCATCGTTGCATCAAACGGAATAAAAAAATCTAAATGAAATATCTAGTCGGTGGAGCGCCAGTAGTGACCAGCGAGTTACCCGGAATGCACGAGTTCGCTAAACAAATTTGCAAACATTCTGACAAATCGTTGTGGAATAACGGCACATATGTTATGCGCGATGTACGAAACAAACCCGGTGTCATCAGCAACCATGCAAAATCGTTGGCACTCGACGCGTCATACAGGTTCAGTAAAATTCACGGCCGCAAGAATGGTCGCGAAGTATCGTTGCCATACATTTACAAACTGTTAGAACACGCCGACCAGTTAGGCATACAACTTGTTATTGACTATGCGTTTCAACGGTCGTGGAAATGTGATCGAGGCACATGGATTAAAGGCGCATTTGAGGTAGGCGACTGGTATCACATAGAACTAAACCCACACTTTGCAGCCGACCCGGAACTGGTTAAAACGGGCTGGGCTATGGTCTTTGGGGCATCACCGATTACAGCGCCGCCACTAATGTAGGCTGAGTTACCTACCGAGAAAGTAGGTCACTATGACACTCATCAGCAAAACAGTTATCACGCTCATTATTAGCGTTATGGGTGTGTTTATATTACATAAACCGCCAGCGCCAACCGACAGTCAAAAGGTCGTTCACTACGAATACGGCGTTGACGCTGTACCAGTACCGCAAATACCCGTAACGACGCTCACAACGCAACCTAGAGCGCCTAAAACGGCTTGTGAGCAGGTATTTGACACCGCTAAAGCGATCGGCTGGCCTGCCGACCAACTTGGCATGTTGGTTGCTATTGCTATGCGTGAGTCACGCTGCCAGCCAGACGCGTTTAACGCAACCGACCCCAACGGGGGAAGTTACGGCATTATGCAGATAAACGGCTTTTGGTGTCAACCTTCGAAATACTGGCCTAACGGCTACCTACAGGCATACGGGCTATTGACCGATTGCACCGATTTATTTGACCGTGAAACAAACCTGCGTGCAGCGCTGGCGATCTACAGGTACTCGAATGGCTGGCGCGCATGGTCACTCTAAAACATTTGTTCGTTGCGTGCGTACTTACTGCGTACACGCTAACGATATGGTACTTTACTAAACGAAACCACAACTAAATAGGAGAAAACATGACCGAGAACATGCAACCGAATAACGACAGCGCGCAATTAAAAGCGCTGATGCAAGTCATAAACGAAATCACAGCGTTACGAGTGCCGTTACAGAACTCGTATGAACTATCTGCAAAAAGCGCGCTACGAGAATTAAAATATGTAATTGACGATCTAAACGCGTTAGACGACAGCGACCTGATTGACACATTGCAGCAAGCACGCACCGAAATAAAATATCTGTGCACAATAATTCGTGAACTAAAAACACAAGTAGAAAATCTTGAGGCTGACGGGCAAATGCTGGCCGATAGGTTGCGTCGTGCCAATTAGAAAATATCAAATAACATTGACAGACGCAGAATTGGCGTTGTGTAAAGTTGAAGCCGAAGCACGAGTAATGCGCGCCATTCAAAATGGTGCGAAACATCGCGCACCTGAAACAGCGCCTACGGGCGACCCATATAACTTAATTGGCAACACTCGAGGTCGTTTGGCCGAAGTAGCGGTGGCAAAATACTTTAATTGCGGTTACGAGCCAGATCAACCATGTGACAGCACAAAATACGATTTATTGAACGGTTGCGAAGTTAGATCAAATAAATATGAATGGGGACATTTAATTGTGCATGAATGGGATAAACCAGCACCATATATTTTGTGTTCAACGACTGATAACGCAAACGATTTTATGGTCGTTGGTTGGCGTGATTTGGTTGATTGTCAATTAGATAAATACTGGCGTACTGATGTGCCAGTCCCAGCATATTTTGTACCGCAAAGCGATCTGCATGACATGGCAACACTAAAAGAAAGGTTGTCAGTATGAGCGGTTTTATGGATAACTATGTAGATGTCGCCACTCGACTTAAATGGGCGTTTGAGAAATACCCTGATCTACGCATACAAGAAACACACCGCGAAGTTATTGAGATGCCAGACAAATCATGCTTTATTAGATGCACGGTTACGATCTGGCGTAACGCAGATGACCCGATCCCGTGTATCGCCAGCGCGTGCGAGTTGTACCCCGGTCGGACATCATTCCAGAAATACAGCGAAAACGAGGTTGGCTACACATCAGCGGTTGGGCGTTGTTTGGCTTACATGGGGTTTAGTGGCAATAAGTCTTTGGCATCGTTAGATGAGATTACGAGCGCAAAGGGTCGTCAGCCAACTCGACTGGCTGAGGTTGTGCCAATGCGTGACGATCTAGAACAACCGTTTGAGTCCGACAACGCGTCACCTTACGCAAACCCGAAACAGTTAGGTCTAATTCGAGTGCTGGCCAACAAACAGGGTATGAGCAATGACCAGTTAAAAGAGTTCTGCAGCAATGTTGTTGGCAGACCTATTATGTCAAGCAAAGAATTAACGAAGGCTGAGGTCAGCAAAGTGATTGACGCGCTCAAACTTAGCGAGCCGACATGAGCGACCTTGAACAATTAGAGCAGATATTGAAGGCATTTGTGATAGTCACCGCGATCGCTGACTTTATAGGCAAAGATGATGTTGAACAGCATTTGCGTTGGGCTGCCAAGAATTATGCCGAACGCATTTACAAACAAAGTATTTAGATAACTAATTACGGGCATAGACCTAAGCCGGTTGCATGGCGGTTGGTGACACGCGGTAACGCGGGTAGATGATCTATGCGCGAGCATCGGTCAGGCAAATGGTTAATGCAATAGGGTGTCTCGGTGAAGGCAAGAGACGGGGGGCTTAATTGCATTAGGCTTTCACACAACAAACATGAACATCACAACAAAACAAACCGAGCGGCCTAACCTGCCAACCTGCATCACTCACAACAAACCGTCAGCAAGCGCGCCAGCGCGCGCTAGCAAAAACACGGGGGTAGGTAAATGAGTCAAGCACACAAACACCCTGAGTACCTAAAAAACAGGGGGGTAGTACTTCGAGAGCAACCGATCTGCACAGTCTGCAACCGCCAACCCTCAACACAAGTTGACCACATAATTCCAGTAGACGCAGGCGGAGAACACGACCTAACAAACCTTCGAGGCATCTGCGCCAAATGCAACAACACACTTGGACACCGATATGTCAAACAACGCAACCAAACACGCAACACAATACGAGCAGACGCAATGCGCGACAACGGAATAGAAATACCAAAATCAAAACCGTTTTTTACACAAAAAAATGAAAGTGC